GTTGTAGATTTCTTTAACGGAATCAGATCATCTAGTTATGCTGTATTTGATAGTGGTTACAAATATTGTTATGACAGATATAGTGATGTGTACAGATTTGTACCATTAAACGGAGACACTGCTGGATTGGCTGCTAGAACAGACATTTTAGCTGACGCTTGGTACTCACCTGCTGGATTAAACCGAGGTGTAGTAAAAGGTGCTGCTAAATTAGCATACAACCCTACAAAAACACAAAGAGATGACCTTTACACAAGTAGAGTAAATCCAGTTGCAACTTTCTCAGGACAAGGAACAATCTTGTTTGGAGATAAAACTGGTTTAGCGTCACCGAGTGCTTTTGATAGAATCAATGTTAGACGATTGTTCATAGTATTAGAAAAGGCAGTATCAACTGCTTCTAAATTCCAACTCTTTGAATTCAATGATGAATTTACAAGAGCTAACTTTAGAAACATAGTTGAACCTTTTTTAAGAGAAGTACAAGGTAGACGTGGTATCACAGACTTTTTAGTAGTGTGTGATGAAACTAACAACACTGGCGAAGTAATTGATAGAAATGAATTTATTGCAGAAATTTTTGTAAAACCTGCAAGAAGTATCAACTTTATCACATTATCTTTTGTCGCAACCAGAACTGGCGTTTCTTTTGAAGAAGTGGCTGGGTAATTAGTAGAGGAGAAATAATAAAATGGCAAACATAAATGACTTCAAAGCTAAACTTGCTGGCGGTGGCGCAAGAGCCAATCAGTTTAAGGTAACAATGCCTTTTCCTGGTTACGCACAAGTTGGTGGAGAAATAGAAGACTTAGCTTTTCTATGTACAACAGCTCAAATACCTGGAATGACGATAGCAAATATCAATGTTCCATTTAGAGGAAGACAAATTAAAGTAGCAGGTGATAGAACTTTCGCAGATTGGACTATAACTGTTCTTAATGATACTAACTTCAAGTTAAGAAATGCTTTTGAAAGATGGCAGAATGGTATCAATAATATGTCTGACAATGAGGGTTTATCAAATCCAGTTGACTATCAAGTTGACGCATTTGTAGACCAGTTGGATAGAAATGGTAATACATTAAAATCTTATACTTTGAGAGGCGCATATCCTACGGAGGTAGCTGCAATAGACCTATCTTATTCGGAAAATGACGCTGTGGAAACTTTTGGAGTTACGTTTCAATATCAGTATTTTGAAACAAGCACTACAACATAGTATATAAATTAAAGGGCGGCCCTTAAAAGCTGCCCTTTTAAAACTATTATAAGTAGTTATATAAACAAAGGAATAAATTATGGCAGAGTTATTTGGTTTTAATATCACACGAGTTAAACCACAAACAGATCCAAAACAACAATTTAGTCAACCGGCAGCGGAAGACGGCACACAAGTAGTTGCCGCTGGTGGTTTTTTTGGTAGTTACCTTGATATGGAAGGTACTGCTAAGACTGAGCAGGATTTAATTAGAAGATATAGAGAAATTGCTTTACACCCAGAGTGTGATATGGCAATTGAAGATATTGTAAATGAGGCAATTACCTCAAACGAAAATAAACAATCTGTAAAAGTTATTACAGATGGACTAGACTATTCTTCAGCAATCAAAGTAAGAATAGAACAAGAATTTGCTGATGTATTAAGACTATTACAATTTAATACAAGAGGACACGACCTCTTTAGACGATGGTATGTTGATGGAAGAATCTTTTTTCAAAAGGTTATTGACGCTGAAAACACAAAGAATGGTATTGTAGAATTAAAATACCTTGATCCAAGAAAAGTTAAAAAAATTAGAGAAGTAAGAAAGAGAAGACCTGAAGGTATGATCTCTCCTACTAATGTTAATATTGCAGATGAAACTGTTGAGTATTTTGTGTACAACGAAAGAGGTATACAAGGGGCAGCTTCAGTACAAGGAATTAAAGTTGCTGTGGACACTATTGCTTTTTGTCCGTCAGGAATGATAGATCAGAATAAGAATGGTTTAATATTATCTTATTTACATAAGGCAATTAAACCTGTTAATCAATTAAGAATGATTGAAGACGCTGCTGTGATTTACAGAATCGCAAGAGCACCTGAAAGAAGAATATTTAAGATTGATGTAGGTAATTTACCTAAGGCAAAAGCAGAATCTTATTTAAGAGATGTTATGGCAAGATATAGAAACAAACTTGTCTATGACGCTTCAACAGGAGAGATAAGAGATGACAGAAACTATATGTCTATGCTTGAAGACTTTTGGTTACCAAGTAGAGAAGGTGGTAGAGGAACAGATATTACTACACTTCCAGGTGGTGCTAATTTAGGTGAGATAGCAGACATAGAATATTTTAGAGCAAAATTATATAGATCATTGAATGTGCCTGTAAGTAGATTAGAGGCAAGTCAAGGTTTTAATCTTGGTCGTGCAAGTGAAATTAGTAGAGATGAATTAAAGTTTACTAAATTCGTAGGCAGATTAAGAAAGAAATTTACTGAATTGTTTAATGATTTATTAAGAACACAATTAATAATTAAAGGTGTAATTTCTGAAACAGAATGGCCGTTAATTAGAGATAGTATATTCTACGACTTTTTACAAGATGGTCACTTTGCAGAATTGAAGAATACTGAAATGATGAGAGAGAGATTAAACTTGGCAAGAGAAGTAAGAGATTATGTTGGTAAATATTTTTCTGTTAATTATGTTAGAAGAAATATATTAAAACAAACAGAATCAGAAATCAAAAAAATGGATGCTGAAATCAAAAAAGAAATTGATGACGGTATCATATCATCACCTGAAGTACAAACCTCAGGCAATGATGATTTATTATAGGAGATAAAAAATGAGTGAAGAAGTAAAAAACTTTATAGATAAGATGGCGCAAAATGATATGGTCGGTGCTGGAGATGCTTTTAAAGACGCATTGAGAGCTAAAGTTGGCGATCAACTAGATGTTAAAAGACAAGATGTTGCTGGAAATATGTTCCAAGCACAACCACATAGTGATCCAAAACCAGAGGTCGCAGGTACAGGTACTTTTACACAAGATGGACAAGTTGAACCTACAGGAGCAGAAGCACAACCAGAAACACCAGAGGTATCAAATGCAGAAAGTCAGCCAGTTAATACAGACACAACAGGCGTTTAATAGCGATTCATATAACAACTTAACGCCAGTTTTAAAAGAGGCGATTAATGATGTTATGAAGTTAGTTAAGAGTGAAGGTAACTTAATATTTAATTTTGAAAATGCAATAGAAAAAGTTTCAAAATTTCATAATGTTAACAAAGACGACATTGAAGAATACTTTGATGACGAACTAAAAGAACAAATAGAGGAATAATATGGCGTGGGTAGATGTACCAGGATCAAATAGTGTATGGCAGTTTGAAAATACTGCTACAGCTTCTAATACATATTCAGACGCCACTGGAACATATTCAGGTGGTATAAGAAGTTATACAAGACCAGGAACTGGAACAGTAGAACAAACTTATGTCAGATGTAGAAAGAAAGGCACAACGGTAGAACGAGGCGAACTTTCTAAAACTTACTATGACGCACAATAGGAAATAAAAATGGCAGATACAGTATCAACACAAGTAATATCAGACACATCAGGAGTTAAATATGTAGTTAAGATGACAAACATATCAGACGGTTCTGGTGAATCTTTAGTTAAAAAAATAGACGCTTCAACAACTACTTTTATGACCGAAGACGCAAATAGAAAAATTGCAAAAATATGGTTTTCAGTTAACTCAATAAGTAAAAAAGCTTGCGTAGAATTGCTATGGGACGGTGATACAAACGCAACTGGATTATTGTTGTCAGGCCAAGGTTATTGGGACTTGCGTACATCAGGAAACTCTATACCAAACAATGCCGGTACACCAACAGGTGATGTTTTACTCTCTACAAGGGACTTTGTAGTAGGGGATAATTACACAATTTTAGTAGAGTTTAGATAAAAAATCTTATAAATATACAAGAGAGAGAACCTATGAAACTAATATCCGAAGAAATCGCAAACGCACAATGCCTGGTTGAAGAAACTAACGGCAAAAAAGATTATAAAATTAGAGGTATCTTCTTACAATCCGATATAAAAAATAGAAATGGGCGTGTCTATGCTAAAGACATATTGAATAAGGAAGTAACAAGATATAACGCAGAATTTATCAACAAGAAACGAGCATTTGGCGAGTTAGGACATCCTGACGGACCAACAGTAAACCTGGAAAGAGTTAGTCATATGATTACGAAACTCGCTCCAGAGGGTGCTAATTTTGTCGGTGAAGCAAAGATAATGAACACACCTTATGGTAAGATTGTAAAAGGTCTTATTGACGAAGGCGCTCAATTGGGTGTATCTAGTAGAGGTATGGGTTCGTTAGAAACAAGAGGCGGTGCTAACTATGTAAAAGATGACTTTTATTTAGCAACTGCTGCCGACATAGTTGCAGACCCCAGCGCTCCAGACGCTTTCGTAGAAGGTATTATGGAGAGTAAAGAGTGGGTTTGGAACAACGGAGTACTCGTAGAAAAGAATATTGAAGCTTGGAAGCGAGAAATTGAGAAGGCAAAGTCTAGTGCTTTAGCAGAAGCTAAGGTAAAAGTCTTTACAAACTTTCTTAAAAATCTCTAGTTTTATAAATATTAACAATTAATTAATTGAAACTAGTTTTAACTAATAAAGAGGAGATTTCAATGGCCGAAAACGCAAAAAACGTTGCGGATACAGTAAAAGAAGTTATGGAAGCTACGGCTCCAGACGCTCCTAAAAAGAATGCTGTTGCAGCTGAAACTTCGCCACTATCTAATAGTGCTGAAGATTTAGGCGCAGCTGTTGTTAAACCAACAGACAGTAATCCTGACGCAACAAAAAAAGTAAAAGAAGTTTCTGGACAAGCACCTCAAAAATCTGAGGGCGCACCTGATCCAATGCCTACTTTGAAAAAAGAAGGCGCAAAAGAAACTGAAAAAGAATCGGAAGACAAAGAAATCAAAGAAGGCGAAATGCCAGCTGGTCTTAAAAAATACCTTGACAAAAAAGATGACTCTAAAGATAAAAAAGAGTCTGCTGAAAAAGAAGATGATAAAAAATCTGAAGTTAAGGAAGAAGATAAAAAAGAAGACGAGAAGGTAAAAGAAGAAAAAGAAAAAGACATTGATGTTAAAGAACACGTTGATGCTCTTGTCGCTGGAGATGATTCATTATCTGAAGAATTTAAACAAAAAGCTGCTACAGTATTTGAAGCTGCGATTAAATCTAAAGTAAAAGAAATCGCTGAAGATATACAGGCAGATTATGACAAGAAATTAACCGAAGAAACTTCTAAATCTAAAGACGAGTTAGTTGAAAAAGTTGACTCTTACCTTGCTTATGTAGTGGAAGAGTGGATGAAAGAAAACGAACTTGCCTTAGAAAGAGGAATCAAAGGTGAAATCGCTGAGGACTTTATTAGCGGTCTAAAAAAATTATTTGAAGACCACTATATTGATGTTCCAGACGAAAAATATAATGTACTAGAAGACCAATCTTCTAAAATTGAGGAGTTAAACAAAAAACTTAACGAATCAATTGAAAAGAATGTTGAATTATCTAAAGAGAACGGAAAATTACAAAGACAAGACATCATTGATGAGGCGTCTAAAGACTTAGCTGAAACTCAAAAAGAAAAATTCAATAAACTTGCCGAAGAAGTTGAATATTCAAACGAAGGCGATTTTAAATCTAAAGTAGCTACTATTAAAGAAAGTTATTTTGGTAAAAAAGAATCAACTAGTGAGATAGATGATGTGGCGGCAGAGTCAAATGCTGAGCAACCTCAGGATTTAACTAATGCAATGGCTGCTTATAGTGCCGCTATAAGTAAAACAAAAGACATTAAATTGTCTAACTAATAGGGAGATAAAAACAAATGTATTTATCAGAACAATACGAAAAAAAATGGCAGCCTGTCCTAGAACACCCTGACTTACCAAAAGTTAGTGATTCTTACAGACGAGCCGTTACAGCTACTATCTTGGAAAACCAAGAAAGAGCTATGAAAGAAGACGCTGGTTTTATAAACGAAGCAGCGCCTACAAATGCTACTGGTTCTTCAGTTGCAAATTGGGATCCAATCCTAATTTCACTAGTTAGAAGAGCAATGCCAAATCTTATCGCATACGATATCGCAGGTGTACAACCTATGACTGGTCCAACTGGACTTATCTTTGCAATGAGAAGTAGATACACTTCACAAATTGGAAACGAAGCTTTATTTGATGAAGCAGATACAGACTTCTCTAGCAGAAACGCTGCTGGTGATTCATCTGGAACTGCTACGCCTTCAGATCACTCAGGTACTAACCCAAGTGTTCTTAATGACGCAAATGCTGGATCAACAGATTACAGTAGAGGTCAAGGTATGACAACTGGTGCTGCTGAAGCACTAGGTGACGCTTCAGGAAATCAGTTTGCTGAAATGGCTTTCTCAATTGAGAAGTCAACTGTAACTGCTAGAAGCAGAGCTTTAAAGGCTGAATACACTATGGAACTTGCTCAAGACTTAAAAGCAATCCACGGTTTAGACGCTGAAACAGAATTGGCAAACATCCTATCTGCTGAGATCCTTGCGGAAATCAATAGAGAAGTTGTAAGAACAATTTATATCAATGCAGAAAAAGGTGCCGCTGTTAATACAACAACAGCTGGTGTTTTTGATTTAGACACAGACTCTAATGGAAGATGGTCAGTTGAGAGATTCAAAGGACTAATGTTCCAACTAGAGAGAGATGCTAATAGAATTGCACAAAGAACAAGAAGAGGAAAAGGTAATATGATTATCTGTTCAGCTGATGTTGCAAGTGCTTTACAAATGGCTGGTGTTTTAGATTACACTCCTGCATTAAACAACAATCTATCTGTTGATGACACTGGTAATACTTTTGCTGGTACATTAAACGGTAGATACAAAGTGTATATTGATCCATATAGTGCTAATTCAAGTGCTAAACAATACTATGTTGTCGGTTACAAAGGTACATCACCTTATGACGCTGGTATTTTCTACTGCCCATATGTGCCATTACAAATGGTAAGAGCAGTTGGACAAGATACATTCCAACCAAAAATTGGTTTCAAAACTAGATACGGTTTAGTTGCGAACCCATTTGCAGAAACAGGTGCTCAATCAGGTGCTGCTACTGCTGTTAACAACGCTGGTTCAGCGAACAGTAATAGATACTACCAAAGAGTACAAGTTGCTAACATAATGTAATATTGGTTGATCGTTGTTTAACGATTGATTTAAGAAGGGCGACCCTAAAAAGTCGCCCTTTTTTTTGGTCTAAAAACCATTATAAATAGTATTATGACTACTACTAACTCATACAGCAGGCAACCTAGTAAACAAGATTACGCTGATCCTACAAAGTTTAAGTTTAGTATAGCTAAACTTCCTAAAGTAGAATACTTTTGTACACAGGTAAATTTACCAGGTATTAGTATATCAGATAACTATACACAACCAACACCATTTAGAGATATTCCTTTACCAGGTGAGAAGTTAAGATACGAACCTTTATCAGTTACATTT